CAACGGCGGCACAAGCCTAACAACGCTGACTGCTAACAACGTGATCTTGGGCAACGGCACATCAGCCCCTACCTTTGTTGCTCCTAGCACAACAGGCAACGTCCTGACCTCAAATGGTACAACGTGGACGTCTGCGGTACTTCCGGCGGGTGGTTTGACCTACGTTGTTAAGACAGCCAACTACACCACATTCGACAAAGAAGGCGTACTTGCTGACACCTCGGGTGGTGCGTTTACCGTTACCCTACCGGCAACTCCGGCAACAGGCGCTCAGGTAGTTGTGGCTGACTCAGGGGCAAACTGGGGTACGAATAACCTCACGGTTGGCCGAAACGGCTCTACCATCGGCGGCTTGGCTGAAAACTTAATCTGTGACATTACCGGCGCAAGTGTGCAGTTTGTCTATGACGGCTCTACATGGGAAGTCTACGCACAGATTGGTGGCAATGGCGGCACTGCGGTAACGCTGGCTGGTGTGCAGACGCTGACGAATAAAACCATCAACTTAACCTCTAACACGCTTGTAGCTACATCTGCACAAATGGCGGCAGCGGTAACAGACGAGACAGGTTCAGGTGCTTTGGTATTTGCTACCAGCCCAACGCTGGTTACTCCGGTACTTGGCACACCATCTTCAGGCACGTTGTCAGGCTGTACCGTAGATGGCACAGACGCAGTGGGCTTCAGGAACATACCGCAAAACTCTCAGTCTGCGGCGTACACACTGGTTCTGGCAGACGCTGGCAAGCACATATTTCACCCTGTTGGGGACAACAACGCACGGACATTTACAATCCCTGCAAACAGTTCAGTGGCTTACCCCATTGGCACTGCTATTACGTTTATCAACATGGCGGTGGCTAACGTCACGATTGCCATAACGTCTGACACATTAACTTTGTCATCGGCGGGGACAACAGGTTCACGAACCTTGGCTACAAACGGCTCTGCAACGTGCATTAAGATTACTTCTACCCAATGGCTGATCAGCGGGAGTGGCTTAACATGAGTGGTGTCGGTCAAGTAACTTTTATGAATCAGCGGTCTTTTGGAACCCCTCCGGGGCAAGAAGCCTTTACCACTGCGGGCACGTTTACTTGGGTTGCTCCTACGGGTGTGACTAAAGTTTCTGTTGTTGCTGTTGGCGGCGGTGCGACAGGGGGGGTCGGTGGCGGTGGCGGAGGTTTGGGGTACAAAAACAACATTACAGTTATACCGGGAAATTCCTACACCGTAGTAGTTGGCGCTGGTGGGACAGCTGGAAATGGCGGCACTAGTCATTTCTGCACCACAAGCGTTGTCCGAGGCGGCGGTGGGCCCGGTAGTACTGGTGGGACTTTTACAGGAGATGGTGGTGGGAATGGCGGTGCGGCCAATGCCGGAAGCTACAGTGGTGGCGGCGGTGCGGGGGGGTATAGCGGCGCTGGCGGCGCTGGCGGCTACAGGGCATCAGGCAGTAGTGGTAGTGGCGGCGGCGGTGGCGGCGGTGGGGGGTCTTCGTTCGGTAATTCAGGGCCACCCTCTAATTTATATACGTTTATACCGGGTCAAGGTGGCGGCGGGGGTACAGAAATACTAGGTGCTGGTTCCAACGGCGCTGGTGGTACCGGCTACGCTGGATGCGGCGGGTTAGCGGCATGTGGAGGCGGTGGCGGCTCTGGCGGTAGCAGTGGGGGGGCTGGAGGTGCTTCTGGCGCTGGCTTTGCTGGTGCGGGCGGTAACGGGGGAGTATATGGCGGTGGCGCTGGCAGGGAGGGGTTTTTTAATAATTTTGCGTGTTGCGTTTTTATTACTGGTGCTTGTGGCACTTTAGGGACAGGGGGTAGAGGAGCAGTTCGCATAATCTGGCCCGGTTGTGCGCGGTCTTTCCCCTCAACTAGAACGGCAGACGAATAATGAATTTATACATACAAACTGAAAACGGGCAGACAGTAAATCACCCAGCCCTTGAGAGCAATCTAATTGCTGCGTTTGGTGGAGTCCCAGACCACTGGAAGCCCTTTGTGCGTGTCGAGCGTCCGACTCTGGGTGTCTATGAGGTGCTAGAAAGCGAGCAGCCAGCCTACGAGTTTGTAGACGGCGTGTGGACAGATGTGTGGTCGGTTCGCCCTATGACTGATGAAGAAAAAGCAGCAACACAGCAAGCGCGTATTCAAAACGTTCTTGCATTGTGGGCATTGAATCCTAACGCATTTAACTTCACGGCGTGGTTGCCAGAAGTAGATATTGACACCGATACAATTAGAATGGTTGCTCCAATCCCAAGACCCGTTGAAGAGGGCAAGATATTCCGTTGGTCTGGCGCAGACAACAACTGGAAAGAAGCCCCAGCAAGACCAGAAGGTGAAGGCCAATACGTTTTTGATTTCGCGCAGTGGGCATGGGTGAGCGCATGAGTAAGCCAAAAAAGAAGGTAGCCGCCCAGCCCGTGCAAAACACGCAGCTTCAGGCCGCTTACCACTTCCCTACGGCGATGTACGTCATTGACCGGCCAGACTTCCTTGATGTGGTTAATACCGTCTCAGAGGAGTACTTGGCACTGGTACGCAAAGAGCGTGAGTTAAACGAGATTTACCCTGTGTACATGACCGACAGCTACTTTGCTGATGAGCGCGTGAACGAGTTCACAGAGTTTGTTGGTGCTACTGCGTGGAACATCCTGAACGAGCAGGGCTACGCGATGCAGGATAAGGCAGTGACCTTCATGGAGATGTGGACGCAAGAGCACCACAAGCACTCTTCAATGGATCAGCACGTTCACGGCTACGGCTCCCAGATTACGGGCTTCTACTTTCTTGAGACACCGGAAGACTGCTCCAGAGTCATCTTCCACGATCCCCGTGCTGGCAAGGTACAGATTGACCTGCCTGAGCAGAACATGAACAACGCGACTGCCGCAAGCAAGATGATTAACTTCACCCCAAGGCCGGGCATGATGATCTTTGCCAACGCTTGGCTGGCTCACTCGTTTACAAGACACGCAGCCAACACCCCTATCAAGTTTGTGCATTTCAATCTGGGTGTACAACAGGTCGCTCAGTCATGCCCAATGCCTGCGGCGGAGGTTGTGTGAAGTACCGCATACGCTTTAACAAGACTCGCGGCCAAGACGGGCGTGGCACAATGGATCATGTGTGGCGAGTGTTTGAGGGCGAGAAAGAATACTTGGTTAAGCACTTGGATATTACTGTGCCGGTGCAAAGCGAAAAAGATAGCAATGGTGCTGACTACAACATCGTGTGTGAGGGTACAATGACGCTAGATAGAGACACCTCAACGGCAGTTATATCTCGGCACGAAGTGCATGTTGTTGAAAGCGAAAACGTAGTTTACTTGAACAGAAGGTAAGAACACCGGAGTAAAACATGGCAACACTATCTGGAATCATTACGCCGACAAATGTGCTTACAGAAAGCAGCACGGCTACGCTGACGAACAAGACAATTAACGGCGACAACAACACCGTTACAAATATCGACCTTGCTGGCGATGTAAAAGGAACGCTGCCCATTGCTAACGGCGGCACAGGCTCTACGTCAACTACGTTTGCTAACTTAGCCACCAACGTCACCGGCATACTTCCTCCTGCAAACGGTGGTACGGGCGTATCCAGCGCAGGAACAAGTGGAAACGTGTTAACATCCAACGGCTCTGCTTGGGTTTCTCAGGCAGCGGGTGGCGGTGCTAACATTCAAAGTTTTACATCCGGCGGCACTTGGACAAAACCAAGTGGCGCTAAGTTTGTTTATGTTGAGGTTTTTGGCGCTGGCGGTGGCGGACGCGGAGGCACAGCAAGTCCAAGTCCCGCCGCTGCAAACAGTGGTGGTCAAGGTGGCGGCGGTGGTGGAGCATCGTTCCAGTACTTTGCTGCTCCGCAACTTGGTGCTACCGAAACCGTAACAGTTGGCGCTGGTGGCCCCGGTGGCCCCGGTGGCAGTCCCGGCACACCCGCCCCCAGCCGTGTTGGAGGCAATGGCGGGACAAGCAACTTTGGTACTTATCTTTACGCCTATGGTGGTAATGGGAACACTGCCATCGGTGGTTTTGCTTGGGCGGACGGAGCGCTTTTGAGTGCACAAGTGCCGGGCCCGCAGACAAATATCCTTTTTTCGCAACAAATACTAGGAGGCGGAAGCATCAGTCAGGGCCCAGCCAACGGGTTTGCATTTAGTATTTTTGGGGGTGGCGCGGGTGGGCAGCAGGGCAACCCCGTCGGCACTAGGGACGGAGTGGGTTCCTTTTTTGGTGGTGGCGGCGGCGGCGCGGGAGTCCCCGGGGCGGGAATTCCCGGCGGCGGCGCTGGGGGCGTAGGCGGCACAAGACAGCGTGGGGCATTTAGTGCAGGTGGCGGCGCTATTGGCAGTCCCGGCCCTGCGTATTTTATGGGCGGAGGCGGTGGAGACGTACAAGCAACGGGCGGTGCCGGAAATTTAGCGGGTGGAGGAGGTGGAGGGGGCGGTTCACCACCGGGCTGCTCAAGTGGTAATGGCGGCGCAGGCGGTGGTGGTTTAGTCGTTGTATACACATGGTGATGGTCATGGAAAAAATTATTAAACGCTATGCGGTTGTACAAGAAGACCTTGTCACTAATGTGGTTTTAGCAGACGACCAGTTTGCCTACGCTATGGGGTATATTTTGATCCCTGAGCCTACAATTGCTGACCCAACCCCTCCCGCAGTTGATATTGGCTGGCAGTGGACGGGGTTTAGGTTTTTGCCGCCCCCAAGAAATATTCAAGCTGAATGGGATGCTATTGTTGCGAAAGCGCACCAAGCCTTGATGCTATCGGATTCTTTTGTTATGCCCGATTTATGGGCTACCTATTCTTTAGAACAGCAACAGGCTTGGACGCAGTATCGTCAAGAGCTTCGCACTATTCAAGATAGATTTGATGATCCTGCAAACGTGGTTTGGCCTGTTACGCCTCTGGAGAAGTCTTAATGACATCTGTGTTTGTTGCAACACCTATGTATGGGGGACTGTGCTACGGCGGGTACATGGTCGGTATGTTGAGCACTCTCGATGTCTTAAAAGATAATAACATAAAGCTTTATTACAGTGAGTTGTGCAATGAAAGTCTGATAACAAGGGGCAGAAATCGCCTTGTACGTAATTTTTTACAAACCGATGCGGAATATTTGTTGTTTATAGATGCAGACATTTTTTTCTCTGGAAAAGACGTGTTAAAAATACTTTCCCATGAAAAGGATATTGTCTGTGCGTTGTATCCTAAAAAAATGGTTGAGTGGGATTTAGTAAAAAAAGCGGTGTTGGACGGGGAGAAAAATCTGCAAGACTTTTCAGCAGAGTATGTGGTAAATCTAATTGACGAACCTTCTAATATTGATTTGACGGGTCTTGCCGAAATAAAACACGGCGGCACAGGGTTTATGTGTATACGCAGGAACGTGTTTGAAACACTGGCAGACAAGGTTCCTTCGTATCGAGAGTCAACGCTAACATTTGACGACCCTGAAAAAAATCAACAACATTTAGATAGATATCCTGTAACTAAAGATTTTTTTGCGTTATCAATTGATGACGGAGGTCTTTACTTATCTGAAGATTATCACTTCTGCAATTTATGGCGAAAAAACGGCGGAAAAATATACGCTGACTTGAGTATTGAATTAAAACACATAGGTACACACGTTTTTTCTGGAAGCATCCAACATTGTTTAATAGGGAAATAGCATGTCTTTTTGGGGGTTAGGGCCTAGTTTGGGGGCAAAGGACAGTGTAGAAAACTGGTCGTATGCTACTGATGTTTTTTCTAAAGAAGAGTGTGAAAAAATAATTGAACTTGGGAATTCATTATCTTTAGAAAAAGCTGTAACGCAGGGTGATCCCCTAGGTCACTCTAAAGACGTAAGAAAAAGCAACGTGTCTTGGATTACTCCTTCCGAACAGTCTGAGTGGTTATTTAGAAAACTTACGGATTTAGTAAACAATGCAAACACTACTTTTTTTAATTTTGATTTATGGGGTTTTGGCGAGGGGCTTCAATTTACCAAATACGAAGCCCCAGATGGAAAATATGAGCAACACATAGACAAGATGTATTCTGGAGTTGTTAGGAAGCTTTCGGTTGTAATTCAACTAACAGACCCTGCCGAATACAAAGGCGGGGATTTAAATTTGTATACCGAAGCAAACCCCAAACAAGTGCAAAAAGGTATTGGCAGTGCTTGTCTTTTTCCAAGCTATATCCTGCATCAAGTTACACCTGTAACAGAGGGTACAAGGTACAGCTTAGTTGCTTGGGTTACGGGGCCGCAATTTAAATGAAAACACACAAAGAGGTTTTTGCAGAAAAAGGCTATGTAGTAGTTAAAGGGTTTATTCCCAAAGAACTAGCTGTTTTTTTGCACGGCTATTTGTGTCTTTTTACTAGAATCATTCAGTCTATGAACCAAACTCGCTGTGATGAACAAGTGCCAGATGCGTTTGACGCTGTTGGTGGAGATATCGTTTTTGAGGCACTTATGCAGCAGACACATGAAAAGATTCAAACAATAACGGGTCTGGATTTAATACCAACATATTCCTATCGGCGACTTTATAAAAACGGTAACATCCTTAAAAAACACACTGATCGCCCCTCATGCGAAATATCCGCAACAATTAAATTGTCTGATTCGGGCGGCTATAACTGGCCTATTTGGATGGTTGACTCACCGCATGAACTGGAAGATGGCGATGCAGTTATCTATCGAGGCTGCGACCTAGAGCATTGGCGGGACAAATGTGAGGGTCCCGATAACTATATCTTAGGACAAGTATTTACCCATTATGTGGATAAAAATGGCCCCCTTTCGGATTACGCTTACGACAAAGATTTTAAACGGGCTGAAGTTTTTAAAAGCTTGTTAAATGGGTTTTTATATCAGAAGTAATATAATTGGCACGAAAGAGCGTGGAACCGACTGAGGAGTGAATCGTGGACATAGACGAACTCGCGTTACGCAAGATTATCCGGGAAGAGATGAAGTCAGCTCTGAAGGAAGTCGGTCTGCACGATGAGGAGGCCGGTGACGATGTACGCGACTTGCGTAGTCTAATAACCGATTGGCGCGGCATCAAGAAGACTGTGCTGAACACGCTGGCAAAAGCCGGCACATTGTTCGTCCTTGGCCTGCTGATGCTCGGTGCATGGGGCAAATTTAATGGTGGCGGTAGCGAGTAATGCTTGATCCGGTATCCGCTTTAGCCATAGCCACCTCTGCCTACAAAGTCATTAAACGTGGCATTGAAATGGGCAGAGAGCTGGAGGACATGGGCGGCCAGCTCGGTACGTGGTTTGGCGCAGTTGCTGACGTTAAGAATGCCGAAGAGGAAGCAAAAGACCCGCCGTTGTTCAAGAAGTTAATCGCCAAAGGCAGTGTTGAGCAACAGGCTTTACAGGCACTAATGGCGCGTAAAAAGATCGAACAGCAAGAAAAAGAGCTGCGGGAACTGATTGTGTACAAGTGGGGAACGGATGCCTACGTTGAGATGATGAGAGATCGAGTGAAGATCAAAGACACGCACACCCGAGCGTTGGAAAACCAGCGCAGGAAGATGAGAAAGCTCATCGCAAACATTTTGACCATTACTGCGATCCTTGGTTTAGTCGGCGCAATAGTAGCTTTTGGTATCGGCATTATTATAAATCTGGGGCAATAGATGAACGAAAGTGACATCAAAGGAAAGTTAACATTTGCAGTGACATTGATGGTTTCCGCAACGCTGTGTGTCTCTGTTTTGGTGATGGTTGTTGCGCTAGTTGTCGGCCTCTGGTTTGACAATATTGATAATGCCGAAGTATTTAAACTGATCTCTCCCGCATTTCAAACAATTATTGGTGGATTTATTGGCCTTCTTGCTGGCGTAAAACTTAGCAACTCCGATGCTGAACCCCCCTGCCGAGGTAACAAACCATGTTAAGTTTAATATCAAGTTTGATGGGATTTGCTGCCGGTGGCCTGCCGAAGGTACTGGATTTCGTACAAGATCGTGGCGACAAGAAGCACGAACTGGCTCTGATGGCGGCGAACCGTGAGCGCGAGATTGCTCTGGCGAAGGAAGGCTTTATTGCCCAAGCCCGTGTCGAAGAGATTAAGACCGATCAGATCGCAATGCAGACACAGGCGCAGGAAAAACTCGCCATGTGGAAGCACGACATGAAGATTGGTGAGGGTGCCAGCACGTGGGTGATTAACCTGCGAGCCTCTGTGCGCCCCGTGGTCACGTACCTGTTTGTAGGTCTCTTGATCGTGGTGGACGTTGCCGGCATCTGGTACGCCTACTCAACGGGTGTCGCGTTTGCGGTAGCAATGGACATGGTTTTCTCCGATGACGAGATGGCGATCCTTGCTGCCATCATCAGTTTTTGGTTCGGGTCGCAGGCTTTCAGTAAGAAATGAGTACATCTGAGGCGGGGATACAGTTGATAAAATCCTTTGAGGGTTGTCACGCCATGCCGTACAAGTGCCCCGCTGCGCTGTGGACGATTGCCTACGGCCATGTGCTGTACCCGGATCAAGCGCGGTTGAAGAACGACGAGAGAGCCAACTACCCGCTCAAAACTGAGCACAATAGGACGTTTTCCGGTGATGAGATTGATACGTTGCTTGAGAAAGATTTACAACGCTTTGAGGCAGGGGTACTACGACTATGTCCTGCTGCTGCTGATAATCAGTGCCATCTTGACGCGCTGGTCAGCTTTGCGTTCAATGTGGGGTTAGGGAACTTGCAGTCATCCACCCTAAGAATGAAGTACAATCGTGGCGACTACGATGGCGCAGCAGAAGAGTTCCTCAAATGGAACAAGGCCGGCGGCAAGGTGCTGAACGGTCTAGTCAGACGTAGAGAGGCCGAAAGAGCTTTATTCTTATCTGGGGGTTAAATGTATCTTATAAGCAACATCCCGTACTTTAAGTGCTGGGTGCGCAAAGAGTTTACCAACGGTCATCAAAACTACCACGGCGAGTACGTCCATGCGCTGGCTGTTGCGGTCACCACCATGCCTGACAGGTGTCTGTCGTTCCAGTTGATCTTTACAGGGTGCGAGGCCGACGACGGCAGTCAACCCAATGTACACGGCGGGGCGATGTGGGCACGTATGCCCATCACAGCTTTGGTTGGCGACATACCGCTCGAAGAGTGGCCGGAGCGCATGGAAACGCACTTTGTGCAGCCGTGGGATTGCAGTTCCTACCACCACTCCATCATATCCATCGACAGGGCTAAACCGTCCCAGTGGATGTGCAAGATCAACAACGAGTTCTACAAGGGTCGTTATTTGTTTACCGTTGACTACGCTGAGAGCGAAGTGGCTGAAGACCCTGCACAGCACAAGCAGACCCATGTGCTGATCTTAACTGATGCTGGTAAATGGACGGGTAACATCGTAGCATTGCCTAACAACAGAGTCCGTGTCACCAGCCCAGCTTACTGGGTAACGGGCGAAGGCGCACCGGACTTTAAACCTTCGCAGTGGATACACTGTGCGGAGCAAGACGATAGCTATCTAGACCCAGCAGTAACTTTTAACAACTTGTACGCGGAGAGCGAAAATGATGAAAGCTAAGGGTACGAAGGCGGGCGGTACTCACAAGATGCCAGATGGCACTACTATGAAAAACTCGGATATGAAAGGTATGAAGGTGGGCGGGTCTGTTATGAAGAAAGGCTACGCGACTGGTGGTGCTCTGCCCATGGTTGAAAAGGGCGGTAAGAAAGTTCCGGCGTTCGCTGCGGATGGTAAAGGTAAAATGGCTGCAGGCGGTGTAGCTACGAAGGGCTATGCAGCTGGTGGGAAAGCCCTTTTTGGTTTTGTTAAAAAGCCAAAAAAGAGCAGATAATGCTTAAGTCACTCGCCTTAAAACCCGGCGTTAACCGAGAAAGCACACGGTACGCTGCGGAGGGTACATGGTTCGAGACGGACAAAGTCCGTTTTAGTTTCGGCCTGCCCGAGGCTGAGTACCCACTTGTTGAGGTTGTCACACCATGTTGAAGAAAATTACGTTTGCACCCGGGGTCAACCGAGACAACACAAGGTACTCGGCCGAAGGCACGTGGTATGAGACCGAAAAAGTCCGTTTTTTCTCCGGCGCACCTCAAAAAATAGGCGGTTGGGAGAGACTGTCGGCGGCTACCTTTCTGGGCGTATGCCGGTCTATGATAAACTGGGTTACGCTGGGTGGGCAAAACCTTGTCTCCGTTGGTACCAACCTCAAGTACTACATTGAGCGCGGCGGCGCTTACTACGACGTTACCCCCATTAGGCTGACTACCGCCGCGGGGGGCGCTACCTTTGCTGCAGTAAACGGCTCAGCCATACTGACCGTGACCAGCGCGTCTCACGGTGCGCAACAGGGCGATTACGTTACGTTCTCCGCAGCTGTAAGTCTGGGCGGTAACATCACTGCCACTGTGCTTAACAAAGAGTACGTAGTCTTGTCGGTGCTAACGGGCAATACCTTTACCATTACGGCAACCGCAACTGCCAACGCATCAGACGTAGGAAACGGCGGCGCCGCAACCGTCGCGGCGTACCAGATACCAGTAGGTAATGCTATCTCTGTACCTGTCGCCGGGTTTGGCTCCGGGTCGTGGGGCTCAGGTACGTGGGGAGTTGGCGGCGTAACTGCCGCTCCAATGCGCCTGTGGAGCCAGAACAACTTTGGGCAGGACTTGTTTTTTGCCTACCGCGGCGGCAAGCCGTACTATTGGGACGGGGACACTGGAGTTGGAGTGCGGGCGGTTCTTGTGTCCACTTTAAGCGGTGCGTCCGACGTCCCGACGATAGTAAACATTGCGTACGTATCTGATATTTTCAGGTTTGCGTTTTGTTTTGGCGCTAACGATATTGGTTCGGTCGACCTTGACCCCATGCTTATCCGTTGGTCGGATCAAGAAGACGTAGCAAACTGGAGCCCAGAAACTCTAAACCAAGCGGGCAGCCTTCGGCTGTCACGAGGCTCAGAGATCGTTACGATCCGGCAAGCACGACAGGAAATCCTTGTGTGGACAGACTCTGCGCTTTACAGCATGCAGTATTTGGGGGCGGGGGAAGTGTGGGGCGCGCAGCTGCTGGGTGACAACATTAGCGTCGTCAGCCCTAACGCAACTATCTACGCAAACAGCGCCGCCTACTGGATGGGCAAAGATAAGTTCTATTTATACGACGGTGCGGTGAAGACCCTCTCGTGTCCAGTCAGCAACTACGTGTTTTTCGACATGAATCAAACCCAGTTTGAGCAAATAGTGTGCGGGACTGTTGAGCAGTTTGAGGAGATTTGGTGGTTCTACCCATCAGCAGGGTCAACTCAAAACGACAGATACGTTCTGTATAACTACGTAGAGGGCACATGGGCGTACGGCACACTGAGCCGATCAGCGTGGATGGACTCAGACCTACGCAACTACCCGATAGCCGCTACTTACAGCAACAACTTGGTTTACCATGAGTACGGCGTTGACTCTAACGAGACGGGCACTGCGGTTGCAATTACGGCAAGCGTCACTTCCGGGGAGTTTGCTCTGGATGACGGTGACAGATTTGTGATGGTAAACCGCGTGCTACCGGATATTACGTTCCAAGACTCAACTGCCAACTCCCCCTCGGTGGTAATGACGCTGCTGCCGCTGGAAAATTCAGGCTCTGGGTACAACAGCCCACTCTCCACCGGAGGCAATAGCGCCAATACCGTAACGCGTTCTGCAACGGTGCCGATTGAAGCGTTTACGGGGCAGGTATTTGTTAGAGTTCGGGGTAGGCAGATGGCCGTAAAGATTGAGTCGACCGGGCTGGGCGTTGCGTGGAAATTGGGGGTTACAAGATTTGACATGCGCGCAGACGGGAGACGCGGGTGAGTAATCGTGAAATTATAAACGGCGTAGCGCCCCCTGTGCTGCCGAGCCCTTCCCGGGTGTACAACGCAAGGTACGCGGACAGTTTAAACAACATCCTGCGTTTGTTTTTTAGGCAACTTGCTAATAGCGTCAACCTACTGACCGGGCGCAACGGAGCACGATTTATTGAGAGCCCCAACGGGTTGTTTTTTGATACTGGGGATCAGGCAATTGCCGCGGTTAACGTTGCGCAGCCGGTGCGGTTCAATCAGACTTACTTGAATAACGGCGTGGTTATCAACGGCGCCACCACTTCTGAGATAACGGTCACCTACTCAGGTATCTATAACTTCCAGTTCACTGGGCAGCTACGCAGCACGTCGGGCAGTAGCAAGGTTGTTTTTGTGTGGCTCAGGCGAAACGGTACCAACGTGGGGTATTCTGCGCGTGAGTACAGCGTATCGGGTTCTGGTAAGGAGCTTGAGATTAACTGGAG